GGTGTTATGTTTTATATTTGCCATATAAAATTAAAACAATGAGTGTTTTGCTAATTAGAGAAAAGGCCAAAGAAAAAGGGGTTAAAATATCAGATATTGCCACAGCGGCAGAATGTAGCCCCCAGATGATGAATAACTATTTAAATGAAACCCACGGAATCCCTTTTGATAAGCTTCAAAAGGTTGCTGAATTTTTAAATATTAACATCTTTGAGCTTATAGATGTTCCAGAGGGTTACGACCATATTTATACAGGGAAAGGTGAATGGTTAGGAATCAGAAAAACCAATGCTTTTTAGTCTTATTGTAGTTTTCAGAAAAAAGAAATAGCGAAGTTTATACCTCGCTATTTTTTGCTAATTCCCTGTTAAGATACCAAATAGCCTTTTCCAAGTCTTCCCTGAATTTTTTAGGGTCTTTCTTCCCTGCTCGGCTGATGTATTTCACAGCGTTGCCTAAATTGAAATTAAGGTTTTGGTCTTCTATAAAGTCTATTACTTCTATTTTACCACTATTGTAGTGAGATGGGTTTTCAACTGAATTATCACTCATATTTTCTACATTTTTAGAATTTTTGTTATATAAAATTGAATAGTAATAAGTATCATAATCTGGAATAAAACCACTAAAAAAGTTTTCTTTCATATCACAGATTTATTTTAATAGTTTCTTTCAATCTATTAACCACATCCTGAGCTGTATGTCCATCATATTCATGAATTGATATTTCAGTTTCAGGAACTTTAAATAAATCCCAATCACTCGCTGGATAGTGGTTAGATATAACTCCAAAAGGTGTCTTAGCAGTTACAATGAACCATTCTTTCTCATTTCCAAAGCACCATTCTCCATCATGATGTTTCCAACTTTTATTTGTTTCGTATTTGTCGTGGCTTGCCCACTCATTAAATAGTGCTGCATTATATATCATTCTGAACTCATATAGTTCATTAAATGTATGATAACCGTCTGATGTATTTCCGTCTATTTTCATTATGTTAATTTTTATAATTCAAAAACTCGTGTATAAAATCTGACATATCCAAATATGCCATTATAGGCTGCCAATATTTGTGTTGATTAAATCTTGCTACATAAAAATATTCTGGCTCCATTCCTCTTATGCCTTTCTGTAATAAACTCTCCTCGTCTAAGTCTTCATATCCTAATTCGGAAATAAGATGGATAACATCTTTTTCACTCCATTGAATGGAATTTTTAAATTCAGAAGGCTGTGGAATAACTTTAAATTTCATAAATGTTACTTGTTCTGAATACATGATTTCTACTTCAAAGAAATGTCCATCGGAATTAAATCTCCTCCCAAAATGGTCTATAAACACTTGAGCATAATCACTCAAAACATTTGATTGATAAGAAAGGTGTTCCTCATTTGTTAAAAGGTCTGCGTTTCTCGTTATTTCAGACAATATTTCAACCTGCTCATCAGTCAAAGGTTCGAACTCATCCCATTTGTTACCTAAATAATCTACAAACTGACCGTTATGATTCACATCTTTTAATTTACATATACTACAATCTTCCTCACCATGGTCATTAAATTTACCCCACTTGCCCACATGTTCTTTATAGTTTATAGCATTTTGTTGTCTTAAATCCATATTTTACTTATTTAAATCTTCAAATCTTAATCCTCTTGCGTAGGATTGGAGGTTTATCTTTGCGTGTTGAGGGTTTTTAAGGCTGTCAAAACTATCATCCTGCCATCGGAAGATGAGGTTTTTGGGCAAATCGTTGTCTATATCGTAGATTACATCTCTTGCAGTAAATAGATACTCCCCAAAACACAAAAGCCCCATTAAATCATCTCCTACGGCATAATCAAAGAACACCTCGTGTTTTTCTTCAAATAGTCTGATGTATTCTTTTAGAATATCATCTAATTTGTTTCTTAATTGCATAATTCTAACACTTTTATTTGTTCCTCTGTTAGTGGTTCAAAATTTGTATAATACACTCCCGTTTCTTCACACGCGAAAGGAAAACCATCTACATCTTTTTCATTATAGACACTTAAATGCCCTATTACCATATTTTGAATCCCTGAATGTTTGGTTACATCCCAAAACTTTCCCCACTTTCTTACATAATCTTTATAGTTCACGGGCTTTTCTTGGGTAAATCCTTGCAGAGTGTATTCCGTGAAAGAAAGCATTTTGGTCGCTAAATACTTTGTAAAATATTCAAGTTCTTCGCCGGAATCAAACTTTACAACACAGACAATGTAATTGTCATCTACTTCTTCCCAATTATCGCTGTATAGGTGTACAATCTCTCCCCAGCCTTTGAGATAGTCAAAAACTCTATCTCCTTTTTCAAATGTTTGTTTTTTCATTGTTTTAAAATTTATCTTTGATTTTTGGTTTTGTCGCGCGATTTAAGGATTCCCAAAATCAAATTTCAAAGGGTGTTTATTTCAATTTCCTATTACAATAAAGGTTTTGCTGTTTCTATTAAATCTCTAAAATTTTCTAAAAATTTATCTCTAAGTTCTCGTGTTTTAAAACACAACACTCTTTTTGTTACATAATGAAATTCCTTCTCAATTTTTCCTTTAAAAAACTCAATACACCATTTAGATTGTCCATCATCTTCCCAATCAGGCTTCCAACCATCATTATATCTATCTCTCAGCTGACATAATTGAGCAAGCGCTAAACACGCTTCAGCTTCTTCTTTTGTTGGAAATCTATTTTTAACACTGTCCGCTGTACGCATACTACCTGAAGTGACAACCTTGCTGTGAAAATCAACAAACCAACCCCCAACTTCGTATAAATCTTCCCAACTCTTCGGAAGTTCATTTTCAACCTTTTTAAAAACTATTTTTTCAAAAGTTGAGTTTTTCTTATCAATTTTGTAGCCCTCTGGCACTTGTATTTTTAATTCTTTTGTTTCCATAAAATCTTATTTATTTAATTCTGGGTTATCATGAATGTTTCCTATTACTTTTAATATTTGAAATCTTTTATATGCATTCTCATAATATTTTACCTAATTTTAAAACAAAATACTTCTTGCCTTTTTCTGCTCCCCATTCTTCTTTGCCCTCTCTTATCTCAATTCCCTTTAATTCTATAATGAAGTGGGGAGCCTTTTTAGAATATCCGTTTTTGAAATGAAGCTTTCCAGAACTTATCCCTTCAAACCGCTTTTCCCAATAAGGTTTTATTTCACGGTATTCTTCCGTTTTTTCTCCCGATTTAATTAAGTCAAACCATTTTTTCTTCAATGTCAGGTACAGAATTTTCATTTTTAAATATTTTTTAAATGTTACTATTTAGTAAGTTACTTATTTGGCATATAAAGCCTTTACAGCGAACATACACGCCTCCTCTAACTTTGTTTGTGCGATAGAAATCAGTCTTTGCTTCTCTGCACTTGCGGGTGAAGTGTTTTTGTCACCTCTTTGTTTTTCTAACATATCAATAATATCTGCCAAATCAGACCTTACATCTTCTACTAAATTTGGCTCTGTTTTTAGATTATCAATACTACATCTTATTTTTCCTATTGTTTTCATATTCAGTTATTTGCATTTATTTTATTTAACGCATTTCTAACAATCTATCTAACATTTTTACTTTTTATGTTTTAAATTGTTAATGAACTCCTCTAATACCTCTAATTGCTTCATATTCAGCTTTGGCATCTTTCCGATAATGTTACTCATCATTTTTTCTATTTCCTGCCTGTTGAGGTCATCCTTTTCGCTTTTTATAGCGATTTTATAGAGGTCTGTGTTCAGCATCTCCATCCCTCGCATAAAATCCTGAATAAATGGGTATTTCATTGCGATATTAGAAATGGCATTTAGTTCATCTATCAGTTCTAATTGTAGGGCAGTAGTGCAGTAGAATTGCGCCACGATAGACCTTACTATTTTATGCTCCTCTATTGAGAGGCTTTCTATTGCTTTTTGTCTTTGTTTTTGCTCGTATTTGGCATCTTTAATTAGTTTTTTCTTATGAAAATCGGTAAGATGCATTCCTGCTATGTTCATTTGCTATTCTATTGTTGTTTAATGTGTTGTATTCTTGCTTTGTTTTTATCTCCTTTTTGAATTGTTTGTAAGGGTCTTTTGCTTTGCAACTGCATAGGAATAGCACCAGCGCTATTAGTTTTATTGTTTTCATATTTATCATTTTTAAGTCTATTTCATAATTAGACTGTGCATTCATCCAAAATTTAGCAGGAATACCTAAAAATTTTTCAAGTCTTGTAGCGATATCTTGATTTATTGGTTTTTCCCCTTTAATGATTTCGTTTATTGTAGATTCAGGCAAATCTGATTCAAGAGCCAAATCATTCTGTTTTATACCTCTTGCTTCTATCTCATCTTTTAAATGTTCACCAGGATGAGTTGCTTCTTTAGGTGTTAAATTTTTTAAATTTATTGCTTTCATATTGCTCTAATTTTTCGGTTAATTCTTCTATTCGGTCTTCCAACATCTTAACATCGCTACTCCATGTTATGATCACAATGGCGATTGATAAGATTAGGATTGAAACTATTACTATCATTTCTTGTATTTCTTTTTTCGTTTATAATTGCTTGTTACTTCCTTGAAAATCTCCTCGTTCCACTCATAAGCCTTTGCAGGACCCAAGATAACCTCGTTCACTCGGCTTCGGTATTCCATATCCAGCCTTGTGACATAAGAGCCTATTCTCTCCAAGAATTTTTCTCTTAAATCTTTCACTTTCAAGTATCCCTCTGGAACATGGATTTTACCTCCTTTTGGCGTGTGGATGCTGCAATCTTTTGGCTTGTATGCTGACTTGTCTATCTGCTCCTTTTTGGCTTTGATTACTTCCTTTTCTCGCTCCCAAGATGGCGAATATCCCATCGGAACAAACTTTACCTTTCGGTTTAGTTCTTTGGCTTTTTCAAGTGTTTTCTTAGCCTTTGTTAATTCTTCTATATTAGGTTTCACTATATCCGTGTTCATCTTGATTTTGTTTGTTTTTATATCTTTTTCTCTGTTCTTTTCTCTGCTCCTCATAGGTTTTTATAAGGGCGTTTATGCTTTTGCTTTTAGCGACCCTTTCAATTACTTTCATAGGATCTTTTTTTAGTTCTTCCAGTGTCATAATCTCATCTTTTTAGGTTTATCTGTTTCTTCATACCAAGAGAGATAAGGCACTCCTTGATAATCTACCTGCATCAGAATAGGGTTAAATTCCAATCCTCGCATTGCCTTTGGACTTATGATACTTTGCCCTTTGTCATCTTTGTCTTTTTCTACTCGGATGATAGTTTCACAAGTGTTTTCAAGTAAAGTTCCGATATGCCCTTTTGCTTTTCCGTTCCCTATATCACTTCCGTTTTCGTGCAGCACTACACAAATGTGAGTGTTATACTCTCCCTTGAGTTTTATCAGCCATTCGTTAAGCTCTGAACTCTCGGTTGATGAATTAAAATCCAGCAGGAAATGCACGATGTTATCCAAAATCACAAAACCACAATCTGGATTTTGTTTTAAGTGGGTTTCTACCAAGTATTTTTTGCTGGATACTGGAAGCCCTGCGAGTTTGTAATAATCAACATTTCTTCCGCTTAATTGTCTAATCTGTTTCACTGCTCTTGAACAATGATAAGCCCCCTGTTCTGTGTCAAAAATCGCCATTCTGTTTCTTCGGTAGGTGCATTCCAACACTCCGAATTTACCGCCCATCACCGCCGTACTTATCGCCCTAATAAAGGTTGATTTTCTTGATTTTGCCTTTCCCTGAATCATAGAGATGTTATCTTCTGTGAATATCGGCAGGAGGTTTCCTCTTTCATCCCAAGTGTGCAAAATCGGTATCGGCTCTGGTATATCCTCATCAGGATTGATTTTAAAATCTTCAAGATTGAGAACATCGCACTCTGCTTCTGGGACATTATTTAGTTTTATCGGCTCTATCAACATATCTTACCTCGTATTCGTTTAGTCTTTTTATCAGTGGAAATCTATTCTTTGCCATTTCCAAAACTTCATTCAGTAATTTATCAACAGCTTCGATTGGTATTCTTTTCTCTTCTGGTATTCCATTCATCGCTTGATGAAACCATAACTCATCCCTTATCATCTTAATAACCCTGCTTTTAGGGTCTATCAACATAGATAATCTTTCAAGGATAATATCAGGACCTGTAATTTCAAAAATACCTTGTTTGGCTTCTTTTAATGCTATTTTTTGGTTTTCTATGTTTTCTACTTTCCAATATTGAAGAAGGTAGAACAGCATCAAACTATCTTCCAGCGCGGTGTTTTTCGGCTTTCCATTGGCAAACTCTATGATTTGGTTTAGAGCATCTACATCGTTTTGGTTGATGTATAGCGGTTTCCCATTCTTTGCAGCAAACTCAAATCTGTTTTTTAGGTATCTTATTGCTCGCATAATCTTTCGTTTTTTGGATTAAATCCACTACCAGCCTTTCAAAATCCTCGTTTCTTTCCAGCTCTTCATTTACCTCGGTAATAATCCTATCCAGATAGTATTCCCCCGCTTTATTCTTCTTCCTGATGCCGTGAATGGATTTTATCGTATCAAACCAAAACCGCCTAAAACCAGCCTCTCCCTTTTGAATTTGCTTAAAGTAGGCGTAGATGCCTATCAGTCTTTCTATCGTGGTCTTGTCTATTTCTACGATTTTACGGACTTCGTGATACCACTTGGAAACATTAGCATTCTTCACTGTGAGATTGGTAGGGTTTTCCTTTTTCCACAATTCCCAAAACCGATAAGCCACGAAGAGATAAAGTTTATTCCCTTGAAAATTTTTAAGATACTCGGGCAAATTTTTAATTTGCTCGAAAAGAATATTATTATCTATGTGTATAGTATGTTTAA